ACCTTTTCCTTCTCTCAAAACCATTGCCATAGCCACCCGTTCCGAATCCTCGCGCGTCATCCCCGCGCAGAACTCCAGGATGCCGGCCCGCTCCTCGTACTGCTCGCGCTGGTCGTCAGTCATGGCCGCCTTTTTTGGCAATCGCGATCAGGCACTCTGCGCGGATGTCGGCCAGCAGAGCGCCTGTGATGCCGTATCGCTGCATGACTTCTTGAGCCGAGTGGATGAGCGCGGCAAACAGATCAATGTCACTTTGTCGCGCCACCAGCGGGAATCGCACGGGCAATGCGCAGTGCGGGCACTTGGTCACAATCAGGCCTTGCTCTTGCGCCATCTGCTCTAGAGTTTCCCCGATCCACGTCAGCAGTTCGTCGTTTTCTATGTGCATCTTCTGTCCTCCTTGTTGGTCGTCATTCACAGCAGCGCCTCCCGGCCTGAAAGTCTGCGCGCTTCATTCCGCCGACCCTCTAGGATGGCCATACAGCGTGAACTCCCACGTCCCGTAATCTGATTCCGCCTGGTGCGCGTCGTAGCACTCAGGGTGCATCTTGACCGTGCTTGCGCTGCCGTTGTCAAAGCACGCCCACCGCTTGTACGTCTGGCCGGCTTCGATCGCTTCGCCGCAGCTATGGCAGTCGTGGTCCTTGCGAGCCAGGACGTTTTCCGTGTTTGTGCAGATCATTGCCGGCTTCCCCGCAACGCAAACAAGCAATCCGCCGCGGTGATCGTGTTGTCCACGCGCGGATCGTCGAGAGCACTGCTGATGTCTCTCAGTTCAACCTTGAGCCTGAGTTCGTTTTCGCACAATTTTTCCATCCACACACATGCCAAGCACCGCGGCGCCGTTTCGTTTGCAGCCACCAGCGACTTGTCATGCGCCACCAGCCAGCACAAGCTGACCGATTGATTCCTGATCAGTTTGCTCTGTCGCCAGTGGTGCGCCTCGGTGATGTCCGGGGCTTTGTGGCTGGTTTGCCATGCGCTGAACTTCATGCTGCCTTCTCGTTGCACTTCGCGGCGATCGCGTCTAGCGTGATGTTCGTCTGCTCGATCACCCATACGCCCCACCCGTCTTCGCCTTCCTCGTCGTCTTCTGGCCGATCGAGGTGGTCCGAAAAGTAGGATGCCAGAGCGATCGCCACGTTATCCCAGGTTTCGTCGCTGCCTGCCGTCACCGCCGCAATGTCGTTTCTCGTAATCATGCCGCCTCCACCATCCAAGCCGGCCACCACTGCCCGCCGATGAACAGGATGCCGTCACGGATTGCGCCGACGGTCAGGCGCTCATCCGTGCCGATGATTCGGACGTATTGGCCGAGGATGAATTGGCTGGTTGCAATCTGCATATTCCGCCTTCCTGTCTAGGTATACCCAAAACATCAATTGCCCGATGGTGAGGCCCTGAGCGAAAGGCGAACCCATCCCAAAGGAATGGCGTTTACCTTACGAGATTGCCCGACGGAGCCGGCCCCTCGCTGCGGCGATTCCAGACTTTCTGCCTCATTTGCTGCCTGCTGCTTTGCAGGCTTGAGACTGGCTACAGTCCGCAAAATCCGGATTCCCGACGACGCTCTGAAATCCACCCACGCTGCCACCCCGTCACTTTCTTGTGGCCCTTCCAGCGCCGCCGTTCAGCGGTTACCCCTCACTACTCGGCGCCGTTTGCTGCATCAAATCTTTGCCAATTCCTTCCGCAATTCCTGAGCGAATCGAAATGTCCCGAGGCGTCTATGCCAGTCGTTTGCATCCTCGCCCTGCATGTCGCTCATTATCCAACGCCGGCCGCATAGCTCTGCAGCCTTCAACCCGGCCCCGCTCAAATCGTTGTCCGCGATCACAATCCCGCCCTCGCAAGCGCCTGCCAGCTTGGCGAGGTTGTGAGCCGAAAAGCAGACATGCACCCGGTAGCGCATCTTTAGCGCCGACAGTGCAGCCCTGACTGATAGCCCGGTCGCGTAGCCCTCGCAGAAGAAATCGCGCCCCTTGTTGTCGATTACGTATTCGGCGCCGCTGCACTGCTGGCCGAAGAGAAACTTCTTCTCGCCGTCGGCTGTGATCGTCTGCACGCCGACAAGCCGGCCGGCGACGCGCATCGGGATCAGCAGCAGCGGCCCCGAGTCGAGCGCAAGGACATTGCCGCGTTCGTCCGGAAAGCCCTTGCCGTCGAGGTACGCGTGACGCTCCAGAGAGCACTGACGCAGCATATCGGCGGCGCGTTTTGCAGCCTTCTGGCGCCCTTCCTGTAGCTCTCGCGCGGCTTTCTCGCATCGCCTGCGAATGGCATCAGCGTCGATCCGGATGTCGTCTGACGAGTCCGGAAACCAGGTAGCAACCTCCCCCATCGTGGCGTGGTTTTGCACGTGCGCGTGGGTGCCCATGTGTCGATAGGCGCCGTTCTTTTTGCCAGGGTGGTCAGCGGTCGGCACGCGGACCCATTTGCCTGTCTCCACGTGACGAAGCAGCAGGCCGTGTGCGGCTGCGAACTCTTCGAACCTCATGCGGCAGCCTTCTGCGCCATCTTCGCCCGCGCGATTTGCCGAGAGCGAAGGAAGTTGATCACATCCAGCTTCGGCGTCTGCGGGGCCGGTTTGGTCATGGACGGCTGAACTCCAAACTTGTCTTTGTACGCAAAAAAGGCATATCCAGGCTTGTACCCGCGCGCCTCTGCAAAGCCCAAAAGCTGCGCGTAGAAATCTGCTTTATATTCCGCAGAGTGCTTGCGATTCGCATTGTTTCCGCCAAGCTCGTGCATCTCTCCGGCTGTCTCGATCACCTCTGATCGCCGCGCCCGCATGTGCCCACAATGCGAACAGGTGTCGGAGCGAGATGGCCAGAGCGAGCCGCAGCGGGGGCAGCGGGCTTTTTCTTTTTCGAGCGTTGATGGTTCCGGCTTTGGCTTCTCTGCGCCGTCGTCAAGCTCGCTGACGCCATTTGCGCAAAGGTCGTCCCACTGATCACGGAAGCGCAGATAGTTGCCGGAGTGGTCCAGCCAGATCGCCTGCGTCTTGCCTTCAAACGTGCGCATGACGCGGCCGATTTGCTGCACGTGGCTCGAGAATGACTTGCTGAAAGGCCTGGCCGATATGCCGATCAAAACGTCGGACTGGTCGAAGCCCTTGGTCAATATGTCGGTGGCAATTATTCCATTGATGTCGGTATCCGGCTTGTCGAACTCCGCCAGCACTTCTGCCTTGTAATCGTCATCATCCTTGTAGCTGATCGAAACGAAGTTGTAGCCGGCTTCAGCGAACTTCCGAGACAGGTCTTCCCCGTGCGCCACGCCAGAGCAAAACACGATTGTCTTGCGCGGCCCGCCGAATATCTCGTTCGTCTTCGCAACCCATTCGGCCACGATGTCGCCCGTGATCTGAATCCCTCGCTTCGTCGTTTCGGCCGCTGACCATTCGCCGGCTACCTTCTTTGCGCCGGTCATGTCAATCTCAGTCGCGATGAACACCCGAGGAGCAATCAGCCAGCCCTGAGCGACAAGCTCATCGATCGTCACGGCAGATTCCACGCTCGAATAGACGGTGCCCATGCCTTTCGTGAATGGCGAGCCGGACAGGCCAATCACCTTGACCGACGGATTGTTCTTGATAAATTCCGCCGTTTCCTTGCGGATGCAGTGCGCCTCGTCAATGATCAGCAGGTCGACGCCCGGGAATCCTTCACGCTTCTCCAGCGTCTGCGCCGTGCAGATTTGAATCCGCTGGTCCGGGCGCCACCGATCAGAGCCGGCCATCATCACGCCGTGGTCAATTCCGTACTTCCACAGCCGCGCGCTTGTCTGCGTGCAGAGGACGCGCCGATCGAGCACCATCGCCGACCGTCGCCCCTTCTGTGCCGCTGCGTGCATCATGCTGATTGCCACCTCTGTTTTGCCGAATGCGCACGGGCCGTAGAGCACTTGCGCGCGATTGCCGGCCGCGAACCCGTGCCGGAGTTTGTCCAGGATCGTTGTCTGATGCGCTCTGAGTACCAGTTCCATGCTCATCCTCTACCGACATAGCGGCCGGTGTCGCTGCCTTGAATCAGGCTGTTTTCGTCCCGGCCAGCTTGTCGATCTCGCGCCGCTGCAAGCGAATCTGGTGCTTCAGTTCGCCGTTTTCTGCCTGGTAGTGATCGCGCGACGCAGTGACCGCCTTGAGGCTGGCCAGCAGAAGCCTGTTTTCTTCACGCAGTCTTGCGATCAGGCCCGCCGCTTCTTCCTTCTCTTCCGCCGACAGCTCGCCGACAGACGCCCGTGCGAGCGCGTCTTGCAGGTCGCTGATTTGGTCGTGCGCGGCGTCCAGCGGGGTGTATTCTGGCTCTGGCGGTGGCGGTGGTTCTGTTGGCTTCTCGGGTTCGGCCGGCTTGGATTTCTTGCCGACGTTGGCCGTGTTCATGGTCGTAGTCGTGCCGTGTTTCGTCGTGACAGTTCGCTGTTGCGGATTTGTCACTATAGTCGGACTATAGTGAGCCTTCCGCACGTCGCCAACGAACGACACCGAAACTGCGCACCGACGCGCCAGCTCGTTGTCACTCCACGCTCCCCACTCAGCATCATCGAGCAGCGTCTGCACCGCCCGCCGCTTATCCGCATTGCTGCGCCTCAAGCCGTGCTTGCTGTTCGCAGAGAGCGAATACAGGATCGCCTCGCGCAGCGTGCCAGGCGTGATGTCCTCGTGGATCGTGGTCAGCCCTGCGTCTTTCGCCCCTGCGAATCGGTGAAATCCGTCCGCCAGCCAGTACGCAGATCCGTCAAAGTAAAGAGTGACCGGCGGAAACTTCGCCCCGGCCTTGTACGCGTCGCGGTACTCGTCAACGGTCGCTTGATTCAGCTCTGCGCGCGGCTGTGTGCCGCCGTCAATCCGGATTTTTGATAGTTCGATCACGCTTTAACCTCGGTAATGTGCAGCCCTTGCACGGCCATCAGATGCCTCTTGATCCGGTACGCCTGCGTCAGCGCGCCCTTAACGTCCTCGATCACCCGCGCGCCATCACGAACGAAAACGAAGTCGGCGACGTACCGCAGCGCCGGAGATTTGCGATTGGCGCCACGGATCAGCACGGCCGGAGCGAGCACGAAAGGCACCTGCAGCTGCAATTCGGAAACCTTCCCGGCCTGCTGCAGAATCTTCAGTTCGCCATAGCGGCGCGCCTCTGCACGCGACGCGAACGTGATGCCGTCGACGACCTGCTTCTTGGCTCTGTACTTCGGAGTCTTGACCATCACAGGTGCAGCGCAAATTCAGCCGTGCCGCCGCGCACAAGCTCATTCCCGTCCTTCTTGCAGCGCGGACAAATGCGAACGGCTGCAGACGGGGACCACCAGTAAGCCTTGTGCCCTTCCCCGAGGCATTTACGCCACCACGGCGCGTGAGGGCTTGGAGCAGGACCAGGATTCTTTGGCGCCGGCCCGGGCGGCCTGCTTTGCGCCTTCAGTCGCCACGATTTACGCTCGTCTGCTATATCCGAAGCCGATCTCGGCACGGAAGTATTGCCGGCCAGAATCTTCTGAATACGATCTGCTACTGAGCTTTGATGACGGCCGATCTTTTCGCCTATCGCTGCAAAAGACAGTTTCTCGACGACACGCATTTGAACGATCTGCTCGTCGCGCTCAGTCGTCCAGAAAGGGTCCGCTCGGGTGGATTGAACGAATTGTCCAGCGACGAACTCATCGCGGTCGAGGCTTGCCCTGTTCTGCCGAAGATTCTGCCGTTGGATGGCTTCCAGTTCTTCGGGCGCCATCTTCCCCATAAGAACAACCAAATGCTGCTGCACCGTCGACCGTGGCCTATTCACAGAATCCGCAATTTCCTGATTCGTGAATTTCGCCAGACGCATCTTGATCAAATGCGCGTTTTCTTCGTCGCTCCAGATGATTTTTGAGGTCGCTGGCATGTGTCAGCGTCCCGGACCGAGATACACAGCGCCGGCGTCGAGCTGGCGGTTCAGTTCGTCCTGATAGCCAGTGACAGCCGCACACGCAGGCGCCGTGATCCGCTGCACAAGCTCGCGAATCGCTTTCGCCGCCAGATACCGAACGTAGTTCGGGCTCGTGCTGATCAGCGGATGAGCTGCGCGCATTTCTTGCGGGGTCATTTCTTCCTCCTGTCTTGAAGTTTTCTCCGAAGCCGGCAGTTTTCTCCTGCAAGCCGCTCTAGTTCCTCGGCAGCCAGCGAGCGCAACACGGGCCAGAATTGAGCGCTCCGACTGCGCAACAGCTGCGGCAGCGAGCGCATGTACCTGGCCGGTTTCATTGCTCTGTCCTCGCTGATCGTGCGATTGAGATCAGCAGATCGCGGAAGGCTGGAGGCGCGGCATTGCGAATGCGCGTCTTGTGTTTTCCGCCGACCATCGCCACCACGCCGATGCGCCTGGCCTTCTCATATCCGTAGCGCTCGACCATCCACTCCGGCAAGCGCTGCGCGCATTTCGTCCACTCAAGCTCTGGAAGGCTGCGCACGTTTGCCAGCAGCCATGTCGGCTTCCGGCTTGCGTGCCCGTAGTGGCCCTGCTCGACGTAGCAAACCCAGTACCATTCGCGCCTCTGCCATCCAGCGCCAGCGGCAGGCTTGAGCAGGCCAAACGCATCCCATGCCTTGCTGTGCGCCGGATGTTCAAGGACGCCTCCGCAGCGCATGACAGCGTGCAGAGCAGCATCGAAGCATCCGCCGTCGTCGCCCAATTGGTACTGATGCGGCTTGCGAGTGCTGCCATGCCAGAACCTGCCCCATCGCTGGCAAGGCGGATGAGCGACCACTGGATGCGGCCCGGCGTACTTCCGAGCGTCCCGAGCCTCGTCCCACGGATCGACGCCGGGCAAACCGAAATAGGCCCCGTCGGTCTCTACGTAGAGCGCTGCGACTGTATTCACGTCAGCAGCCCGGATTGAGCGGCCGCGCGCAGGGCCACATGGGCCTTGGTGCGGATCAAGCAAAACGCGTCGCCAGATGCAGCGCCAGAAAGCTCGTGAATCTCAGCCAGAACCTCGTGCTGAAAGCGCAGCTGCGCCTCCATCCGTTTGATGAGCGCATCGCTCGCCTCGAGGCTGGCCGTCAGGTGGCCAACGTCCTCGCCAGCGCGTATCGGGCGCCAGTCCGGCTCATGGCCGTCGATCACTTCGCCCAGCTTGTCGAAATCAACCGGCCCGGTTGCAGTTGCGCGCTCGGCATCGGTGGTGTACGGGATCTGGAATTCCATTTTGTCGTTTTCAGGCGAAAAAAAAGCCGGCCCCGAAGGGCCAGCGAAACCCGCGCTTTGGTGGGAGGTGGCAGCGCGGGAGGAGGAGATCATAGCGACAGCGCCAAGGTCAGCAGAAGGATGGTCACGACCAGCGCGAAGACGGTCGGCACGCCTGGCGCGTTGTGTCCGGTGCTCATGCGGCTTCCGATGTGTAAATGTCGTCGAAGGAAATCTCAATGCCTCGGACGGCCGCAACGTCTATCAGTTTACGAGCCACCCTTGGTGGAATGTCACTGCCAAGCTCGTACTGCGACACACTGCCTTGAGTCATACCAAGGGCTTCAGCGAGTGCGTCTTGTGACAGACCTAGAGTCTGCCGGATGTGTCTAACGTTGTTCATAGCTGCGAATCGTACCGGCTAATTTCATGGTTGTCAATAAGCGAAATATTATTAGACTCCCTATTGACAACAGCAAAACGCGCCTATAAAGTGCACTCATCGACTCAGCAAGCGCATCACCCCAAACGGTCGGGTACGGCGGAAAGTTTTTGTACAGCCCCGCCGAACACAAGGCCGGCCTTGACTATAGCCGGCCTGCTTGCCGAGTCGAGATTGTTGATGCGCTTCGACGCGCACCTTGGTTGAGCCGATAGCCACTGGCGAAAGACTCAGGCATGAAAGATTGCACTGACGGCACGGGCCGGAACAACGACTAGCCGATCAAGGACGAGGCGCATCAACAATCAGCGCAGCACCTGTACGCCGGGGATGCGAGGCGCAACTAAAGGAATGGCGACGAGGCGGGAAATCTCGAGCGCTGCGCTGATACCGATTGGCGACCAGCGGCCACAACGGACTGGCGTAACGGACACAGACGAAAGAACCGCGAAAGCCGGCAGATACCGGCAACGAATTTCAGCACCAAAGAACTGATCGGAAACGGTGATCCAGGAGCGCAGGAAGGTCAAGCCCTCAAGCCGCGCGGCAAGCGAGGGGATATGCGTGCAGCAGCACCGTGACGGCCCGGAGAGACGGGCAACGATCAACTACAGGAGACTTGACAGTGAAGACGATCAACAGCATCAAACTTACCGACGACCAGCTGCGCCAGATCGTCGCCCCGAGCGACGGCCCGACCGTCGGCGACAAGGCGGCGCTGGTTGCGACAGCGCTAGTTTTTGTGTGGCTGCTGGCCGACATGATCGGAGGCCTGCTGTGAATGACGACTTCCCCAGCAGCGTCACTGAGGTTCTGATTTGCGCGGCCATTCTAGGGCTGTCGTCCGTTCTGGCTGCGTTCCTTTTCTTCGCGTTGATCAGCTAAATCCTGAGGGCTTGCAATGAACACATGGCCAGGCGGAACGCGCCACGCAATGTACCCGGAAGAGCATGAGTGTTGGAACGCCTCGCACTATCCCGGTACGCGGCAGCTCTGCTGCGAGTGCGAGGAGCCGACAGGCCGCTGCGAGGAGGACAGTCTTTTTGTCGAGACTGAAAGCTCCGAATCGGTCGGGCCATTGTGCGAAACGTGCTACGACAAAATGAAGGGGGAAGAATGAACCCCGCACGCTACCCAGGCCCCGGCGACCTGCTGCCAGTCTTCTCCGGCCATCCTCATGACCCGCGGACGCCTGACACCGACGACGTTGATGAGGTTGAGGAGTGCCAAGACCTGATCGCAAAACTTCGCAACGAAATCGACATGGCTGAAACTGCGCTGTTTCTACGCGACATGGAGAAAGCGCGCAAGGCGCTTCAAGAGGCCCTGTTTGCGCTTGAAGAGGCGTTGTCATGAACCGGCGCAGAGCAAATTTCAGGGGCGATCAGGCGCAAACCGAAACGGGATTATCCGTGCGCCGGAGAAACCGGATGGGGCTGGTCCCCCGTGAAATTTGTTTTGCGGCATCAACTGGAGGAATATCAGCATGATTTGCTATCACTACGACGTCGAGCAAGGAACTGAAGAATGGCTAGCCATGCGCTGCGGAATTCTGACTGCCAGCGAAATGAAGCTGATCGTAACGCCGACGCTCAAGCCGGCCAGCAATGACAAAGAGCGCGCGCACCTGTTCGAGCTTCTCGGACAGCGTATCACCGGCTACACCGAGCCGCGCTACATCAGCGACGACATGCTGCGCGGATACGACGACGAGATCGAGGCGCGCATCAGGTACGCCGAACACTTCGCGACGGTCACTGAGTGCGGGTTCGTGACGAACGACGATCACGGATTCGTCATCGGATACTCGCCAGACGGCCTTGTCGACGACGACGGCCTGATCGAGTGCAAGTCTCGCCGGCAGAAATTCCAAGTCGAAACGATCCTGGCAGACAGAGTGCCCGAGGAATACATGCTGCAAATCCAGACGGGTTTGCTCGTGACCGGACGCGAGTGGCTGGATTTTGTCTCGTACTGCGCCGGCCTGCCGATGTACGTCAAGCGCGTTTTTCCGGATGCGCGTTACCAGGAGGCAATCATCGCCGCTGCAGCAGATTTTGAGCACCGACTGAACGTTGCTCGCATGAAATACGCGGACTGGCTAGATCGCCAGCCGGTCGTCATCAACACAGTCAGGACCATCCAGGAGGAAATCACATGTTAGACCTGTCGAAAACCATCGCCCCGAAAAGCGATCAACTCAACGCAGACGACCTGATCGGCGGCCCGCGCACGATCACGATTACCGGCGTCAAGCTGGTTGCCGAGGATCAGCCTGTCGCCATCAGCTTTCAAAACGACGAAGGAAAGCCATGGAAGCCGTGTAAATCCATGCGCCGCGTTCTCGTCAAAGCATGGGGGGCAGACGGGGCGAAGTATGCCGGTCGCAGCTTGACGCTTTACCTTGATGAATCCGTGCGCTTCGGTGGCTCCGCTGTCGGAGGTATCAGGATCGGCGCCATGTCGCACATAAGCAAGGATCTAGTCATGGCACTGACGGCCACGCGAGGCACCAAGAAGGCTTACACCGTCAAGCCGCTGGCCGTCGAGACTCCGGCCAAGCCTGCGCCGGCAGACGCCACACCAACGCCTGACGCCGGCCTCGTGTCTGCCGGCAATGCCGCGGCAAGCGATGGTGTCGCGATGTACTCGGCGTGGCTTGGAAATCTCGACGCGGACCAGAAAGCGAGCATCAGGCATTTGCACGGCGGATGGTCGAAGGTGGCCAAAGCCGCCGATGCAGAAAAACACGACGACATACTTTGACCGGAGAAAACCGAATGGAATCCACTGCACTAACCCTCCCCGCACGCGCAGCCATCGCGCTGAAATCCACCGCCGCAGAGGCGCATCTGCGCGAGCTGCTTGCCGGCACCGTTGGCATTACATCAGTCACCAATCGCGCCGGCCGCGAAGAGTGCCACAAAGCCGCGATGGCCATCACCAAGGCCCGCACGGCGATTGTCTCGGCAGGAAAGACGGCCCGCGACGACGCCAACGCATTCAGCAAGGCGGTCATCGCCGAAGAGCGACGGCTGATCGGTATCGTAGAGGCCGAGGAAGCCCGGTTGAAAGGCCTGCGTGACGCATGGGATGCAGAGCAGGCGCGCATCCGGGAAGAGGCCGAGAAGAAGGAGAAGGAGCGCATTGACGAGATTCTGTGCCGTATTCAGGCTCTGCGCGACTACCCGGCCGCGGCTGCGACATATTCGTTGGATCGCGCTAAAAAGCTGTTTTTCGAGCTGCAGGACCTCGAAATCGACAGCACCTACGGCGAGTACAAGGAAAAGGCACTCGGCGTTCTGCAAGACGCACGCGCTGCCGTCGCATCCATCGTAGACGCGAAGATCGCCGCAGATGAAGAGGCCGCACGCATCAAGGCCGAAGCCGAAGCCGCAATACTCGCCGCCGAAGCCGCTGCAGCCGCACATGCCGCAGAGCTTGCCGAGCTGCGCAAGCAGCAGGAAGCCGCCGAGGAGCAACGCCGGATTGAGGCGGCTGCAGCGAAGGCCGAGCAGGAGCGCATCCAGGCCGAGCGCGACCGGATCGCCGCCGAGGAGCTGCGCATCGAGCGGGAAGCGGCAGCAAAAGCGCGGGCCGAACTGGCCGCGAAGGAGGCCGAGATCGCCGAGCAGCAGCGCGCCATCCAGGCAGAGAAGGACGCAAAGGAAGCGGCCGAGCGGGCCGAGCGCGAGCGCGTTGAGGCAGAGCAACAGGCGAAGCAAACCGAAGAGTCGCGCCGCATTGCCGACCGCCTGGATTTGATCTCCGACAGGTGCGCCGGCATGGAGTACTGGCAGCTAGACGAAGTGATTATCGCCATTGACGAGCTGCTGGCGAAGTGGGCAGGCGAATGAAACGAAACACCCAGCGCCACGTTTGGACGCCAGACGAGGAGGCAACCTTCGCCGCGCGCTATCCGGTCATGAACACCGAAGATCTAGCCGCGGAAATGGGTCTCAAGCCCTCTCAGTTGCACGACAAAGCCGCGGCGCTCGGCATCAAGAAAGACCCGGAGTGGATGAAGGCCCATCTGCAAGCGTGCTCCAGGAAAGCGCATCAGTCGCCAAAGTGGAGCGGATTCGCGCCAGGTCACGCCACATGGAACAAGGGCATTCGATTCACGGCAGGCGGCGCATCAGCATCGACACGATTCAAACCGGCGAGCTTGCCGCACAACTACCGCCCGCTCGGCAGCGAGCGGATGGTCGACGGATTCGTGCGGCGGAAGATGACAGAGACCGGATACCCGCCGCGCGACTGGGTGGCGGTGCACCACATTGTTTGGCAGGAGGCAGGGCTCGGGAAGGTGCCGAAAGACATGGCGCTGACTTTCAGAGACGGCGACCGCACAAACTTTGCGCTCGAGAACCTCGAGCTTATTTCACGCGCCGAGCTGATGCGTCGCAACTCGGTGCACAACTACGGCCAGGAGGTGGCAAAGCTCGTGCAGCTCCGCGGCGCCATTATCCGGCAGATCAACCGAAGAGAAGGAAAGGAAAGACCTTGAGCAATGACATCAACACCCTCAGAGATGCTCTGTTCGAGACGTTGCGCGGACTGCGGGACCGCGACAACCCGCTCGACACAGAGCGCGCCAGGGCGATCAATGACACCGCCCAGGTGATCATCAACAGCGCCAAGCTCGAAATTGACCACATGCGCGTGGCCGGGGCAGGGCGCGGCACGGATTTCATTCCGGCCCTTCCGGCGCCTGCAGAAAGCCAGCAGCGTGAGGCGGGCGGCAGGACTGCAACCGGGATGAAGATCGTCAACGGCAACGTCACGACGCACGTAATGCGATGAGCGGCGGCAACACCTGGCCCGAAAAAGCCGAACTTGCCGCCACCATCCAGCATATGCGCAAAACTGCGCCGGTCGGCATGTTCGCCCTGGCGCGCGACGCCGTGGACGAGATTTGCCTGTTCGACGCTCGCGGCGTGCGCTACACCATCACGCCACCGATCTACGGGCTATCTCGCGAGTATTACACCGTGATCGAATGGGGCGAAGGGCGGCTGTCGAACTCGCGCCAAACGCACCTGCTGCCGTCGCGGTGGGAGCTGCTTACGTGGATCACACAGACGCTGCTGACGCCTGAGAAGGAAAGCGCATGAGCACACCACGAAGCAGCACGACCACTATCATCGCAGCGATGCGAGCGCTGGCCCGCGACATCGATAGCCCGGACGGGGTAGCCAATGCGGCGATTCTGGAGGCGGCTGAGCGGATGGAGGAGATGCTTGATGCTCTGGTCGCGGCGGATAAATATCTGGAGCACAGACGGTTTATTGGTGGCTTGCGCGACAAGGTGAAGGAGGCAATCAAATGAAATACACCGTCGTTTTTGAGTGGCCAGACGGGCCAGAGCCGGCCGTAAGCCGTACCGACACGTGGAATGGTTACAAGCGTTGTGCTGTGCAATTCACCAACCTGCACAATGAATTGGAGTACATGATGCCGAAGCTTGTGCAGGAAGCTCTTGAGAAGGTCAGGCCATGACAGAAACATTAACAGCTCGCGACTTCCTGCAGCGCGCCATCAAAACAATGAACGATCGCGGGAAGCGGTACGACTCGCCCGACGGAGAGCGCTCAAGAGCGCCAACGCCTGTTGGTTGGAGCGATACAGATTGGATAAAGCACATTGCCGACCAGAGAAAGCACGAGCAAGAGCAGCCGCACCCGATGTCATGTCTGCACATAAACCAAGGCAGCCTTGATGCCGCGGCGGACGCCTACGAGGCTGAGTACAACAAGGCGCACGTGGTTGAGGGGCAGAGGGAGAGGGCATGAGGACTAGTCTTTACAGGCACTTCAACAACGTAGGGGAGCTTTTGTACGTTGGTGTTTCTTTGAGTGCGCTGCAGCGCCTAGGTCAGCACGCCGAGAACTCGGAGTGGTTCAATTCAATTGATCGAGTGACCATTGAGCACTTCGACAGTCGAGAAGAAGCGCTCGCAGCTGAGCGTAGCGCCATCATTCAAGACCGGCCGATGCACAACATACACCACAAAAAAGCGGCAGCGGAAGCGCAGCGCAAGGCAGACGATGCGCTTATGGCGACAACGCAAGCCAAGAAAGACCTGACGGCGAGAATCGTTTACTTTAACCCCGTCTACTCACTGCACGGCGCCGCAAATGCTCTCGATGTGAGCTCACGGCTGGTTAGGCAGTGGGTTAGAGAAGGGAAGATCGGTTATTTCACCATGCCAACCACGACAGGTAAGCAAGTGCCGTACATAAGCGGATGGCAGCTGATTGAGCATATTGAAAGTATGGTCGCTGCTTCCTGACAAAAAATAGTCCGGCAAAAATACGTCTACCGACCGCCAGGCGTAGGTTTTGCGCCCCGGTTCGATTCCCCCTCTCGGCACCAAAGCAGCCGGCTGCGACACAGTAGGCAAACGGCCAGCACCGCTACGGCGCCATCTGCCGGCGCCAAGCCGTCCACGCCATCACTTCGGCACGAGAGTCGAACCACTTCACGCGGACGGCCCGGTATTCCGTGACCCTGTAGCGCCCCCGGAACAGCAGAACGAAGTCATCAAGCGTCCATCGCCGGCGCCTCGGCGGGATGTACTCGACGGCGAAAAAGTGACGCCAGCGGCTCGGCATGGTGGCGATGAAATGCGGCACCAGCGCGAACGCATGACTACGCCGGATCGCCACCGGGTACGCGCACCAAGACCGGCCCCAAAACCACATCGCGACCAGCCAGCAGTTCATCAGGCGGCGAGCGTGGCGCATGTCAGCTCATTTTGCCGCCGGTGATGTCCGACGATTGCAGCCAAGTGGCAGAAGTCTTGCCGTCCTCTCGCCTGCGCAGTTGCTGTATGCCGTGCTGAGTCTCGCAGATACCCTCGATGCGTTCCAGGCGCGCCGCGACATTCCCGGCCATCACATCATCCCGGTGCTGAGTCTGGTTGCGAATCTCGGCAATCTGCTGGCGCATCTCGTGTTCGATCGAGCCCAACCGGACCTCCACAGACGAGACGGCCGAGGCTATCGAGTCCATGCGCTTGACGACGCTGCCCCAATACCATTTTATCGCCGCGATGGCGATGCCTGAGCCAATTGCAAGGACGGACGAGGCGATTGGCGCGGCGAGGCGTATCAATTCCAGCTCAAGAGGGGTCATTGGCTCAGACAAAGTTCACAAAGCCGGTTTCCCACACAAGCTGCTGGGTGATCGGTTGATAGGTCCCGAATGGCTTGGCTTGCGCGTGTATGTCTGCCGGGTAGGCTGACACGACGTCAGGTGATAGCGGCGGCCTCCAATCTGCAGAGTTGGCGCCGTCTTCAAGCGACAGGCCGTAGACGCGGTTTGAGTACCGCACTGCGGTGATTTGTCTATCTCCTGATCCAATCCCGAATTCCGAATAATCCCCGTATGCATTCGGCTGGATTGTCCCAAGGTCTGCCCCGTCAAAATCCCATTTTGCCCCTGGCCCTTTTAGCGTCCCGATGCGCAGCAGGAATTCAACGTATCCACCGCCTGCAGGGATGGTCAAAAATGGCTGCAAGAAATAATCCCAAGGGTCGCCGTCGCGAATCTTTGAGAAGTTTGACCGGGTATCAATGCACAGCAGAACTGGCTGCAATGCGTCATTGGCGTCGAAAGCATATCCGACGACGACAGTATCTTTGATGATGCCTTCTGCAGTGTCGGAGAATGAATAGACATAGAAGAACGGGGCGGGCGGTCCTGGCCATGCCGGGATGGTGAAATCTCCGGCAGTGTGGTCGGCAACAACGAAATTTTGGTCGACCTTTACATCATTGCCGTTTTGATCCTGCTCGACGCGGAAAGTCTCATAAACAGAATTCCATACAACCATTTCCGAATAGTCCCGCGCAACGTCAGGCGAGTACAGCGAGCCTGGCGAGGCTGCGTCGATCACCAGGGTATATGTTGCAGTGGCAGCAGGAGGGATGCCTTGGATGTTCAGGTACGCGGCGCCGGTTACGCGCTGATGCGGGTACGGGTTGTTGACAAAAATGGCTTGAGCTCCCTTGCTGTCGAGGTCGTACAGTAGGCCCTGGGTGTATGACCACGGCGCCGGATTGACTTCCACCTGAATCGTCTGCGCGAGCCCTCCCCATTTGTCTGCCGTCAGAAAAACGCGCCGCAATGGGTAGAACTGCAGCTGCAATTTCCAGACGCCTGCGAGTAGCACGTGAGCGTATGCGACTCGCCAAGTCGAATTGTCCGGAGCGATGTAGACCCATGACGAGGCACCCAGCGATTGCTCATACAAGCAAGCGCCGGCCAGCAGCCCGTAATTGAGCCACGTTCGACCGGCCGCGACGTCTGCAGCGTCGGCAGTAGCGGCCGGCGTGACACCATAGGGGATCAGAGGATAGACGACGCCGACGCCGATACCAGGGCGCGCTACGGGGCGAGTCTTGCCGCCCGGCAATCGCACCGTCCCGCCTTGAATCAGCCCATGCCATGGGTCGCCAAGTTTCAGGATCTCGTCGAGCACACACAATCCATTTCCGGCCGGAGCAGTGTATGGCGGCGGCTTGAGCGTGAGCGTTTCCGGCGTTCCGTCCACCAGCATGTCTATCTTGCGAGCCTTTTTGACCAGCGCGTGGACACCTGTCGGTCCCCTGATCAGATCGAAGTCGGCGAACCAGTCTGTGACCGGCGCGGCGCCGAATCCTGCAACACGGTCGGCTCCGGAAGCGGGGCGAATCATCGCCTCCTGCAGCGTCAGTTGGTAGTCCGTCTTCAGCAGGCCGTCGGTGGTCGTCAGTTTGACTGCCGAGGCGTAATAGTTGGCATCTCCGGCCGTCGTGTCTCGCGGCCGCGGCTGCAGATAAAGCCGCATATTGCCGTCGAGCGGCGTATTGAGCATGTCGTAGTGGTACGTCATGCTGTTGTCGGTTTCGAGCACGCGCAGCGCGTAATCGACCTCGACATAGGTGCCAGGCTCTTCGCGCGGGCCGGCTTTCCCAACTCTGGCAGGTATCGGCGACGGCAGGCGTGCGGCCGGCAAAACACGGTTCCTGCGCGTGGTGGTGCCGACTCCTTGGCGCAAGAACTCGCGCGACCTGGCGACGTCTTCGGCTTCGCTCACGGCGGCGGCTGGCCTGTCGAAAGCGATTTCCCAACCCGGGCGGGGATCGGCGGCACGCCAGGGGGGTCTTTAAGAATCCTGTTTCGCAGCGTGCTGAGCCCGGCCGCCGTGCCTAGGTCGTCGAGTGACTGCACGATGTCGGCACCTGCCGGCTGCGGCGTGTTCTGTGGCTGGCTCATAGCGTAATCTCCAGAATGTCTTCCGTGATCGGCGCGGAGTAGCTGCTGTTCAGCGGGATGTCGAGCTTGTCGCGCTCGATCGCTGCCACCTCGGGGAAGGTCACGGTCAGAATGTGGTCTTCTGCCGGGCCATAGTTGAAATCGGACGTCGGCACCTCAGAAAGCGCGGTGGTTGCCGGCGCTGATCCAGCAGGGGCGGCGGTCGGCGTTTCAGGGTGAGCAATTCCAGTTCCGGCTACAGAGCAAATCGCAAGCGAGAAGCTCGTGATGGCTTCCCCGGACTCTGGCGACAGGGTATGCGTCACGCTTTTGCATTTGCCGCGGGCGCGCAGCTGTCCGGTATCGATTTCGATTGTTTGCGGCAGGTCGACGTCAGGATTGAGCGCGACGGCTGCCGATACCGTATTCCGCCGATGGCTGGCCCATATTCGAGTCTTCGCGACGGCAATCAATGTCTCCATCGCCGCGTCTGCTGATGCGCGGTCGGTGTCTGGCGTCAGGCTTACTTCGGCACTCGTTGTAAATCCGGCGGCGACAATCGCGCGGTCCTTCGGCGGGATTGAAGATACCGACTTGGCATAGAGCAGCATGGAGTGCTCGACCGCCTCGACGGGCGGATACTCGCCCTCAAGCCCTCCGGTCATCCTGTCGCGCAGCGTTCCAACTGCTGCGATGCTATTAGGCGCAGTGACGGTGATTGCGTGATTTTCCTGGATTGTCTGGGTGTATTCAAAGCTCACGAGAGCGGTATAGCCCATGCACAGCAGGTAGTCTGACGGCCCTGGCTGCCAGCTGCCAACTGGGAAAGCCGGCAAATCGGTATAGGTGATCGAGACAATGGCGCCGCCGGCGGCGCCAATGGCAGCTTCAACGGCCGCGCGCGTCAACCACCAGTTGCCGGCCTGCGCGTGCGCCTCGATCGTCCCGAGCGTCACATACGTTTCGCCAAATGCGTACCCCTCTGCCTTGACGCGCGGGAAGCGATAGGCGAAGTCGATGTCAACGCGGTTGATGAGCTGATGCCTGCTGGATTGCGAGGCCTGCAGCGATCCGTCCAGAATGTGGTCTGCCGTAAAGCTGATGTTCGGCGATGCCCGCGGCGCCCAATCGGACAGGCGGAAAGCGTTCTGCGGCGAGAGGTCGAGCGATGCCGGAACGGTGGCGAGCCGGTCTTGAGCGCGCGACCACCCGCGGGCTGCCGGGTCGAAAATCACTGGCGAGTGATAGCCGCCGGGGACCAGGGTATCGATTGACTGCGCAGACAATGCCTCTATCTGGTTTTGCAGGTTGTCGGTTGCCAGCAGGCCGATTGTGCGCAGATTGAGGTCTAGCGTTGGCGTATCGATGATGCCAGTGAACAGCCGGCGGGAATCCGTCGCGACGCCGGTAGCCATGTCGACAACGTCAATCGTGATTGCCTTCCCGGACCAGTCGGAGATTGCAAACCCGGTTCCGTTGGCCGGGCGTATAGTCAGCTCGGCAATTCTGGCGGCGCCTTCGCTGGCTTCCACGCGGATGTCTCCGACGATGCGCGCGGAGACGTCGACGCCTGCAATCGTGACGACGGCGGACCAGACAGCGGCGGCATTGCCTGCGCCAGTGGTCCCGCCATAGGTCGGCGGATAGGTGATGATTGGCGGAAGGCCGGGCCAGAAATTGGCATTGAACCAGCCTGGCGGCGCGTAGACGACGCCATCGGACTGGAAGTCTGCCAGATTCCAAAGCGGCGGCGCGTAGGCCACTGGTTAGCCGCCCGGAGTAACGCGGTCAAGAACCATCGCATTGCCGGCGCCGACCACGGTGCCGTCTATCGGCGGGTCGTCTGCGGTGTCGATCCTGATCACGATGTGCTCAGCGTAGCTCGTCGGGTACGCAGTGTAGACGCCCGTTACCGGGTCGGAGATGGCTTGCACGGCCTGCGCCCGCGGGATGCAGCGGACAGCGCGCGAGACTGGATTCCCGAGAACGTCCATGATGCTGCCGGTTATCGTCGGGCGCGGCCATGGGTCGGTCGGCACGGCATGGCTCGCGCGCAAGGCCTGCGTCACGCGAACCTGCGACATCCAGCCCTTGAACAGCGACTGCGAGGCGCCGTCCTGGCCGATGTGGATGTTGTCGCCGGCCAGGAAGATATTAAGGGTTGCCTGCGAGTACTGCGCGCCGTCGACGTGCAAGGTGAATGTGTTGGTCACGCGGTCAAGCTGCAGCCAGTGCCAGGCGTCGTCGGCGATGGTCGCGAAGGGCGCGGCGATGAGCGTCTGATAGCCGCCACCGTCGTGATAATCCACGCGCAGGCGCATCGGGTTGTCGGTCGCGTCGGCAACAATGCGAATCGAGTCGGCTGCATCAGCGGCACCAATCTGCAGCAGGATGGAATCCGCGCTACCGTGACCGCCGTCTTCCGGGTAGGCGGCGAACTGGATTGTAAAATCGGTTGAGAGGTCGACGTAGCCGCACGAGACGGAGCCGCCAGAGAAATTTGGCCCGGCTGCGTACCCGGCGAAATAGGCGGCATCGCCGGCGCCGAATGGATCGCCTACGGTATCAAGGATCTCGGTGTTGCTACCGAATCCTGTCGCATTGCCGCGCGCGTCGGAGAAATCCGCCGACAGCGGCAGCATTGCGGCGACGTAAGCCCACTGTGCGTCAACGGCCATCTGTCATACTTCCTCTGCGATTATTTCCCATGTGTGCGTGCCGGCCGCGACAGAAAACGATTGAGTCGGCCGATTTACCCAACAGTGCAGCAGCGGGAAGTAGTTGATCAGGTAGCCTGTCGCGCCTGCCACTGCGCCAGCGGTGGCGACATTTCCGGCAATGCCAAGCGTGGTATTCGCCAGCCCGCCATCAGGCAGCAGCGCGAGAGCCCACGGCGTATGACCGGCGTCACTGCGGCGAGCGGCCGGGAGCGTGGCCTGCCGATTGACGTCTGCCACGCGCGCTTGTGGGGCGATGCACGCGACGTCGACGGAGACTGTCGTATCGATCGCGGCGAGCCCGGCCGGCAGCCATCCGCTGCCGTTGATCGTGGTGCGAATGCGCTTCCATGTCTCCTGGCGGATTCCTGCCCCGCTGATGGTGCGTAGGACAGTCTCTCCGCCGATCTCGGTGTAGCTCTGGTCTGCATCGATTGCCGAGCGTACCGGGATCTCAAGGGCGCCGATTTTCAGGGTTTTGAAGCTCATCGCCGCCCACCCGACCGCAGCGCCTCGCGTGAGAAATCGCGCTGCAGCTTGGAGAAATTGTAGTTATCCATCGTCGCCTGATAGCTGCCCATTCCTGGGAAGTTGAAGGTCGCAGAAGCGGCCGCGGCTGGCGACGAAGCGGGGCGCAGATTCGGAAGCGAGAGACGACCGACCAGCCCGCCGTCTGCGTAGCCAGGCAGCGCGCGTACTCCGAGGCGGTTGAATCGCTCAAGGAAAGCGAGCGCGCCGGGTTGCCTGACGATTTCCTGCGGAGTGACCCATTCGCCGCGATGCACGATGCCTGCCGGATCCCATTTGCCGCCGTGACCGGTGTAGCCGCCACGGGCGAAGCTGGCGGCACCGGTGTCGACGGACTCGCCACTGCCCGATGTGCGATTGACGGTCACGGTGATCGTTTTGTCCTGCAAGGCGTTGAGTTGCGCCTGTAGAGCGGCGATCTCGCCAGCGGCCTGCGTAACGTCTGCTTGCACCTTGATGGCGGCGGCTTTGGTCTGGAGCTCGGTGATTTGCTTGTCCAGGTCGGCGATTGTGGCGGCCTGCGCCTTCGCGGTCTCTTCAAGGTCTTTGGCCTGCTTCTGCTTGATCGCGGCGCGCGCTTCTTCGGCAGTCGCTTGCGCCTCGGCAGTGCGTTCGGCGGCGCCGGCCCTGGCTTCCGGGTCGGTCAGCTTGTCGCCGAAACCGGCGGCGCGTTCGGCTGCCTTTGTGGCTTCGTCGGCGAGCTTGGCGGCGGACTCCAGGCGCCCTTGCTGCGCGGCCATCTTCGCTAGCAAGGCGGCTTGAATGGCTGCGTCTGAAAGCTGCTGGTAGTCGCGCTGATTCAGTACTTGCTGATCGGACTCGGACATCTGCGAGCGGCGAATGTCCGTGGCTTTGTCGGCTCCGGATTGCCGGATCTCTCCGGCTTTGGCAAGCGAGGCCTTGGCGTCTTCGCCGGCTTTGCGGGCGCCGTCGACGCTTGCCTGCCAGGCGTTGCGCAGTGCATCGCGCAGCTTTTCGGCGTTGGCGATTTGTTCTTCTGTGCGCTTCTTGTCGTCTTGCAGGATGTCGGCAGAGACTTTGCCCGAAGCGATGCCGCGGAGCTTTTCCCATTCGATCAGCTTGCGCGACAAAGCGGCGGCGATCTTCTCGCGCTTGGCGGCGGTGGCTTCGTCGTCTGCGGCGCCGTCTGCGCCAGGGTCGCGCGCAGTCTGCTTGCCGAAAAACTTGGCGAGCCGTTCCTGTCGCTCGATCTCGTATTGCAGATCGACGGCGGCGCCATCGCGGGCGGTCTTCTGCTGTTCGCGAAGTGATGCCAGCTTGGTTTCTACAGCCTTTAGCCGGGTGGCGGCATCGGCGGCCATGGTGTTGAAGTTCTGCCCGAACAGCAGGTCGGCGAGATTGACGCCGGAGGTTTTGAGGTCGAGGAAGGAGCCGAGTAGCTTGTTCAGCGACGGCAGCAGCGCATTGCCGATCGCGATTCCTGCCGTTGACGAGAGCTTAGCGAGCCGGTCGAGGTTGTCATTGAATTCCTCGCTGGCCTTCGCCAGTTCCGTGCTCATCACCCCGCCAAGGTCGGCCAGCTCCTGGCCCATGGCCTTGATGGCTTCCGAGCCGCCGGCCAGCGCGACAACCATATCGCGGCCAACTTTGGCGCCGAAGATGTCGATGGCGGCGTTCGTCTGCGCGGCGCCTTCGGGAAGCGCGGCGATTGCGTCGGCGATGTCGTAAAAGACTTCGATTGTCGGGCGCAGCTTGCCGCCAGAATCCCGCACCGAGACGCCAAGCGATTCAAATTTCTTCGCGGCTTCGGCATTGCCGGCTCCAGCGCTGCCGATCTGCTGCCCGAGCGTGACCAGGCCCTTCTCGAGCTGTTCAAAGCTGACGCCAGAAAGGCCGGCAGCGTATTCGAGCTTGGATAGGTCTTCGACAGCCACGCCGGTCTTGACCGACATCTTCGCCAATGCGTCGCCGGTGTCGATCACCTGCTTCGTGATTGAGGACAGGCCGGCGACGACAGCGGCGCCGGCAACGCCTCCACCAAAGGCGAACGCCTTGGACGACAGCGCGGACAGGCTGTTTAGTTCGCCTTTCAGCCGGTTGATAGCCGCGACTGCCCCGGTGGTGTCCCCTGTGATAACGACCTTGGTGTTACTTGCCGTTGCCATGTCTGTTGCTCATCTCAATCGCAAGCTCAAAAGTGCGCCAGGCGTATGACCACGGATCTCGGTGGCCATGGCTTATCAAGGCGATGCAGGTACGGTCGATGCCATCTGCTCGGCTTCGGCCAGCATCAGCCGGGCGACTCCGGCCAGAGCCGCCCTCGTCCTGAAAAAATGGGGGTTCAATTCTCGACACGCGTCGACCAGCGGCTTGAGTTCGGACGGAGTGAATGCCTCAAGCTCTGCGGCGGTTGCGGTGCAGAGCAGGGCCAAGTCGTTCAGGCCGAACCCGTCAAACGCGAGCGCGTGCAGCGGATCGGCGGCGGGCGGTTCGGTGATCAGCACTTGGCGGACTTCTGCCACCGTCAGTTCCTTGACGGTGATCACCTGCCCGCCAAGGTAGACGGTGGTGGTGGCTCGCATGGCGGCTTAGGTCGCCTGCTGCAGCTCGAAGTATTGCGACTTGCCGCCTGTGGTGATTGTCTCGTCCTTCTGCACCGAGAAGGAAAGCGTCAGGGTGCCGAAGTCCTCGCCGATCAAACCGACGTTTTGCGCAACGCCAAGCTTGCACTTGAATCCCTTGAAGACCGAGTACTTGCCGTCGACTTCGTTGATGCCCTCGACGTGAATCGAGACATCCGGGGCGCTCGAAAGCAGCGACTGCACATCGGCGCCGGCCTGCGGGGTGTAGTCAATCGTGATCGCATCGCCGCTGACCACGCCACCTGTGCTGATCGATGAGGCAATGGTGATACCGCCGGCAGATACCGTGTAGTCGCTCGTGCTGACTACCGTGGCGCCCTTCTTCACGACTGGCGCGACGCTGGTATTGATCAGGCGTTTCGTGGGCACGAAAGCGAGCGGGACAATCTTGTATCCCGCCTCGCCGACAATCGCGACGGCGGACAGCGCAGCGGTGGTGCCCCACAAGGCAAGCGCGAGGTTGTCGGCGGTGAAGTGCCGCAGGTCCATGGAGCCGGTTACGTCCGTGATGCGCTTGATGGATGCGTCGACGCCGCCCGCGGCGCTGGCGTAGTCAAGCAGCTTCTTTTCCTCTTCGGCGAACGAGAATTGAAACGCGGAGACGTTTTCCAGATAGCGGAATGGGCGATTCTCGAAAGTCGTGCCGGCGCTGTACAGGGCCACGCGGACCTTTGCCTTGCCGATAAATGCTGATCCCATAATGTGATGCTCCTGTCGTTAAGTGCCGGCGAAATGGGCCGGAATGGTGAAGCCGAATGAAAGGCGAAGCAGGCGGCCATCGCTGCCGGTGCTTTGGCCGTCGGTGATCTCGACCTCGACCCCGGGCGAGTACTCCCAGCCGACGAGCGCCTGTATCGCGTCCGTAAGAAGCTGGCCGGCGGCGGTTTTCTGCGGGGTGGTTGCTCGGTAGAGGTCGGTATAGACGCTGCAGCTATACGTCAGCAGTGCGCGGGCGTGCTTGCCCGTCTGCCCGGTGACGTTGATCTGGTCCAGCACGATCTGGCAGAGCACAGGCGAGGTGCTGTCGTCGCTCATGTCGACCGCGTCGAAACTGCCCTTGAACACCGAGCCGCCGGCACACTTGGCAGCTAGCCGGGCGAGAATGGCTGTCTCGTGATCTAAAATCATGGCTGACGCACCAGGGCGGCGATGCGTTCGCTCGCGTTTATCCGCTGCGTGACGCCTGCCACTTTGTACGAGACGCCGGCAATGCTGATGCTGCTTCCGGCCACGAGTGCCGGGCCGGTCTGATAGCGCAGCTGGTGCGTGGTGTTCGTCGGCGATTCAAAGGCCATCGCGTCGACGGTGTCCAAGATGCCGCGGAATGTCGTCAGCCCGAAGGTGACGGACTCGGAGAAATCGGCATAGCAGGGCGCAAGGTCGATGATCACTGCGCGTCCTTGCGCGGGCGGCCGCGGCCACGCTTGTTAGGCGCGGCCGGAGCTTCGCTTTCCGGCGCCAGCATCTCTTCGACGCGCTGCACGCGACCGATACTCTCGGCATAGCGTGCGTCTGCTTCTCCGAGACTGACGACGGTCCCGGCAGGGACGGGTTTGCCGTCCTGCCAGGTGTCGCGAAGCGTGACGACTTCGACCATATGCTTAGGTGATGGACGAAGCCGCGGAGAAGGCGCCGGCGATACGCACGCCGACATCGGCTGTCATGAAAGCGCGGATACCGGTGATGCCCTGAACAAAGTTCGCGTAGGGGTTCGCGGCAATCTCGATTGCGCCCCATTCAGCAAAAATCACCTGCGAGAAGTCGCCGAAGATCGCGGTCGCCGCCGGCATCTGCATGGTCGTTTTGCCGCGGAACCCGCAAACGTTGCCGTCCAGGATGTTGCCGTCCCACAGCGGGCTATAGGTCGATGCCGCCTTGTTGCGAGCCGCGAGCAGTGCAGCGACGGCCGGCGTGGTCAGGTACGCACAGGACGTTGTCAAGGCGTTGGCCGAAGCAACGTCTGTTTGTGCGTTCAGCAGCGCGGCATAGTCCAGCGATGCGCCGGTGAATGCGCCAATCGATGCCGTGCCGAGAATACCGACAGGAGCGCCACCGCCGCCCGTATTGATGCCGGCCGCGTCGAGCGCGATTGCCAGCACCCGGGCGAGGTCTTCCATCACAAACATATCGGCGTCGGGCGTGCTTTGCTGCAGCAGCAGGCGGCTGATCTCGGTGTAGGCACCGCAGACTTTCGGGCGAAGCTGCAGGATGCCGACAGTCTGCTGACTCTCGGTGATCGACGTCGCCTCGTTGGCCAGCCAGTAAGCGGTAGCGGCGCCGGTCTGCTTGGTGATGTCGGCATTGCCCACCAGGCCGGAGAGGGTACGGGCGCCAAGCTCCTTGAGCAGCGTGCGGTTCTGCAGCATTTCGATGAAATCCTGCGGGCGCAGCGTGGTCGCGACCATGTTTCCGCCGGCGGTGGCGGTGCCAACGGTCAGATCCCGCTTCTGGACTTCAAACGGCAAAAAGAAGCTGTTTTCGCTCTGGCGTTGCAGGCCAGCCGCGGCTGCCTTGTCGGCGAATGCAATCGATGCAGCGCGCTCCAGGCCGGCATTGCTCCAGTCTCCGGAAAGCATGGCGCGAATGGCCTTGATGATGCTGTATTGCTTGGTTTCCTGGCCGGTCATGCCGATGGCGGGCTGCCACTGCTGGGCGCCACGCGCGGCGATGTGATCCATCACTTGCTTCGCGAAATCCTCGGAGCTGATGCCGTTGCGGATGGCCTGCTGAGGCATCTCGCCGAGCTGGAAGTGCTCAAACTGCTTCGCGACGGCTTCAATCGCCTTGATGCGCTGCAGGGACTTGTCGGCGGCTGCACGCTCGATGGCGGCAACGTCTGGCGTGGTCGTTTCCATGGTGTGGTGCTCCTTCATTTCTGGCTGGGTGGGTTCGGTTTTGGGGATTTCTGGTGCGACGTGTGGAAGTTCGGCCATTCGGCCGACTCCCACGGAGGCATCCGCCGGGACGGTGACGAGCGAGTTTTCCAGGACTTCCCAATCGATGACGCGATAGGTAGCCGGAGCGTCCGCTGCACGTTCCAGGGGGCCGGCGGCGCCGTCGAGCGCGCGCCGAAACGCGGCCAGATCACCGGGGCTCTCGCGTTGACAGCGTTCGAGCACCCGGCCGAATGCCCGGCCGTCGAGGGTTCTTGAAATGGGTTCTCCGGATTTGCCGGTGGTCTGCTCGATCACCTTGTGGACTTCGTAGCCAACCGATGCTTTCGTCAAATGGTTGCCGTTGATCAGGGCGATGGTGCGGCCGTTGTCTGCAGCCCACGAGATGGCCACTTCGCCGCGTACCGTCTTGCCATCGGCAACAGCAGAGCCGGGCACGTGGTGCCCTCTGAGGTCGTCCCAGTTGTGGTTGTAGAGGACTGCGGCGCCGTCGTTCAGACGGTCAAGGCGGACGGATTCGGGCTGGCAATCGAGAATTTCGATTCCCCACCAGCGTTCGTAAGGCGTATCGCTGGCGAACGACATCGACAGAACGAGGTCGGACTGGTCGGCGCCGGCATCGGGCGCGTGCTCAGGCGCAGGCGCGCGGGAAAACGGGATCTGACGGGTAACAAAAAAGCGAGTCATGAGGATTCCTCCATGACTCGCTTTTTACGTGGTTGATGTCAACTGGTTAAGGCAAAGCTGTTGGCTTTCCAGTAAATTCTATCCATTTCTTAGTGATGGATACCGTATGTTCGCAGTAACCTCGCCTGCAGTTTTGAAACCGAGTGTTATTGTATACTGGCCAGATCCATTTGTTCCGGATAAGACATAGGCATCAGGCCTTGTTTCTGGAGTTATCGTAAACCCATCATCAAAAACAACTGTTGTATTTCCCGTTTTGTTTCCCCAATTAGTTTTTTGCGATGCGTCGTGGAAAACTTCAAGTTTAATATTGTCCATTCCTGTCGGGCCGGACTCTATTTCTATCTCACATGCGCCAACAATGGATTTTCCTGCCTTGAGTTTCCCGGGCGCGACGGCTTGATAAAATAGCACAGTGCCAGCGGCAGACGCAGTAGCCACAATAGTTTGCACCTCGCCCAAACCATCTGCGTCCGTTGTTTTGGAAAAAACAGCTGTACACCCTCCAGTGCATACGGCGGACCATGATGACGCAACATTACCGGAGCATCCAGTGCTTTTAGCGCCACTAGTCCCAGTCAGCATTGGGTTGGCTAGAATCTGATTGGCCCCGGCATCTGTTGCTACAAAATCGTCATTCGAGGATGCCAGGATTGGATTTTTTGGTTTTGGCATTCTGGCGACGGTAGCATTATAGATCGCCTTCCCCATGTAATAGGCCCCTAAGCTGCCTGGGTGAACGCCGTCATAAGAATAATTATTTTTCCAATTGTTTGCTGAGAAGTCATAGACCGATGCTTGTGTATCGGCAGCGTGTGAGTCTGGCTTGTTGGCGAACGATGCCATAATCATTGATGCCAGAGATCTATATCTTAAAGCCTTTTCGGCTGTATCGATGTTGTTTGGAGTTGGCGTAAGCGCAAAAAAGAACACGCCTTTACTTCGGCACGCTTGGTATGCGCTCTGGTAATCAGCAAACGCAAGTCGTATCATGTCGACGGAGTCGTCATTGTTGGTTCCGCCTAGATAAAATATTACTTCGCTTCCAGCGGCAATTGCCGCGTCAAGCTGATCTGAAAATTGATTGGTCTCTTCTCCCCCAACCCCACCGTTATAAACTGCGTTGGCATGAATACCAAGAAATGCTAGAGCCCATCCAAAATATCCATTGTCATAATAAGACAACGTATTGGCAACTCCGCTAGACAGGTTGGTGAAAGTAATCGAGTCGCCTATCAGCCCAACACGAACCCCGATTTTTGATAAAGTTTCTATGCCTCTTGTAAACCCAGCATCATATAACGCTGGAATTTGCACAATTCCGCTAATCGGATTTGATTGAGCTGAGACTAAAAGCGCCGTTGACTGCCAGGCCGGGACTCCGACAGGCGTTGCGCACCCTCGCGCCACAAGGTCGGCGGCAATGTCGCGCGCAAGTGTCTGAGTCGTTCCGGCCGCAAGGACGCTGCCGGAGACGCGCACGGGCTGAGTGATGGTTACTGTTTGGGTCATGGCTGGTCCTTCGATTCAGTGATGGCGGCTGGCGCCTGCGGTTGTGTCAGATCAATGCCGTATTTCGCAGCCAGGGCAATTTCCGTCTGCTGCTCGTCAAAAATCTCTTCGATGTCGCGACCGGCTTCGCTGGCAAGGCGTGTGCGTGATGTAATGCGGAGGTCAAGCGCTTCGCGGGCGGCTTGCATGTCCTTGAGAGGATCAACCCAGGCCCAGCCGCGGAACTGCCAGAGGTGCGGCGCGAACTTGTCGCCCTTCTCGATCGGCAACCGGCTGCCGTTGTCGAGCAGGATCGCGCCTGATGCAAGGGACATTTTCAGCCAGTCGGCAAAGACGGGTTCAAGCCATGCGGTGGCAAACCACTGCTGACGCTTTCGCCATTCGTCACGGCCCGATAGCACGGCGGCGCGGATGGACGAGAAGTTGACCGCTTCGTAGTCGTTGCACAGTTCCGGGTAGCTTGATCCTGGCAGCCCGCTGGCCATGCGCTGATAGGCGGATTTCAGGAAAGGAGCAAAAACTTCGTTCGGGTATTTGGAATCGATCGAGCGGATATCGTAGCCGACCGGGATTGTTTCCCATGTTCCGGGCGCACTGGTGGCAACGCGGGCGCCGGCTTCGTCTGATGCCTCTTCGCCGATCGGTGGCGGGGTGCCGTCCGGTGACACAAAAAAGCCGAGGGTGTCGGCGCCTTGTTTGGCTGCCAGCAATGCCGACAAGGCGAACTCGCCGGCGTAGTACATGCTGAGCATGGCGGCATGGCACCACGGAATGCCGCGGCGCTGCTCCGGGCGCTGCAGGACGAATCGATGCAAAACGGCATCGGCGCCGATCCGGTCGGTTGCGCGGTCATTGGCGGTCGAGCGCTGCCCGGTGTTGAAGTGGTACGCGAGCGGCCGGCCCATGCTGTCGACTTCGACGCCGGCGACGATGGCATTCTTGGTGCTGTCGGCGGGTTGGTTTTTCCATGTGGCGAGGCGGTCGACGTCGAGCAACTGGAGCGAGTAGCCGAATCTGTTGCCGGCGGCGCGGCCGTAGCGGCGGTAGACCAGCGCTTCGCCATCGCGGGCCGTAGCGCGCACGATGGCCTGGCAAAGCCCTGTCCACGAGTACTGGCCGGAAACTTCGCAGGTTCCGGTCCGGCCCCATTCGGCCCAGGCGCGGACGATCGCAGCGCGGGCGCCGGTGTCCGGGTTGCCGGGAGCGTTGTCGACCAGCGACACGAGGCGCGGGGCGGCTTCTCCGATGATGTTGGTTTCGACCAGATCGAGATAGCGGCGCGCAAAGTCGTTATCGCCCTCAAGCGTGCGCGATCGATGGCGAAGGGCATCCAGGTCGTTGCGGATCTCGTCATCGATCGTTTCAGCGGTGAGGCGCCAGCTTGCGGTCAGCCGGTTCAGCTTGGCGGCGGCGAATGCTCGCTGATGATTGTCTGCGGCCGGCTTTCTGCGAAACAGACGGCGAAGCGCGGAGGCGAATCTGTTGGCCATCAAAACCTCATGTAGACGCGTCCGGACTTCGGCGCGGAGGTCGCGCGCACTTCGCGGCGATAGGTGTCGCGCAGCTTGAGCAGGTCAGGGATTGAGATGTACTGCATTTGCCGGTCGCCAATCTGGTAGCTGGCGACGGCCGGATCATGGTTTTCGATCCAGGCTTCGAGCGCGGAGAGCGTTTTTTCTGCGTGCGTGCGAGCGTCGAGCCCGCCGACAGCAGCGGCGAAGCTCGCGACGATGGCGAGCGTCCCGGTGTTCGTCGTGTAGACCTTGCCGGCGAGAGTAGCGCGCTCCTGCCATGAATAGGTGCCAGCAGACCATCCGGCCGTGGTGGCTGCATCGACTTCAATCAGGTGATCGGCGCCTGATGCCGCTGCGGTGATGGCAATCTGCGTCCCGGCTTTTACGAGGACGTAGGAAAGCACCCATCCGTCGGAAGCCGGATAGTCGGCCAGCGAGCGCAGCCATGTGGCAGTGTCGCCAGCACGCAGGCTGGCGGGTACGGCAGTCGGTACGGGATGAGCCATGCCGCGGTTTTACGCGGCCTTCGTCAACTCGTTAAGGCGGCGTGGTTGACGGTGAATCAGAGAATCCGGTAGACGGCCTGCCTCGACAGTCCGAAGCGCTCAGCCACGGCCGGGACGGACGCGCCAGAGGCGAGCGCCTGGCGGATGGCGTCATGCCGGGCCATGCAATCGAGCGCGGCGGTGCTGCCAATGTAATGCCGGTCGCCGCCTTGCTGCTGCCTGATTTTGCGTTCCAGCGGGGAGAGGGATTGCCGATCTATGCCCATTTCTGCGGCGACCATGTCGAGCGCGAAGCTCAGGAAATCAGACGGGGCGCGCATTGCTTACCATCCTACCATGACGACGGGCTTTCTTGCGGCGGCTGCGGGGGCTCTGCGCGGCTGCTCTGGCACCTTGGCGTTTGCCGGCTTCGCTGCGGGCAGTTCGCCGGCGAGACGGTGAGCGACGAGGCAGAGCAGCAGGCAGTCCAGAGCCTCATTTCGAGGCCTGATCTGTACCCATTCTGCAAACGGGCGGCCGTTCCTGACTTTCGTGCGCAGTTCTTCGGCGGCGAGCTGCAGGAAGTATTCATCATCGAAAACATTGTCAGCAGGGAAGTGGAAATAGCCCGGCCCTGGCTTCGGAAGCTTGAGGCGGGCGTAGATGATGGATTTGCCCTGATCGACGCCAATCGGCTCGACCGGCTGCCCGCGCTTGCGTTTGCGTCGAAGGCGTTGCCGGCGCTTGAGGTCGTCATCAATCAGCGTCCGGCCGCGGCCTGATATGCCTTTTGTCGCTGTCGCCCACGGGTATTTGTCGCAGAAAGCGACGGCGAACGAGGTGTTGTAGCCGCTGTCGATGGCTGCCCGCGTCACGCCGGCATCCGATAGCGCTGCGTGCAGGTCTTCCCACGTATCAGCGGCGGTGGTGTCGCCGGGGATGATTAGGTGATCAAGCACCCAGCACTCCTCGCCGGCGCTGAATCCTGCGACAGTTGCCTCAAGACGGTCCTTCTGCACGTCGACGCCTGCCACCACGCGCAGCGGGCGGACCTTGATGCGGATTTCCTCTGCATCCCACTGTTCCACGCGAGTCTGCAGCGTGTTTGCGTCTGCGCCGTCGCCTTCCTCTCGCCAGACTTCGCCCAAGTAGGTATTGACAAAAGCCTTTAAGGCGGACGAGTCCTGTTGAGCGTCCACCCATTTCTGGCAGATTTGCAGCCATGTGAGACCGAGCCCGACAGGCGAGTACAGCGCATTGATGTGATAGCCGCGGGTTGCCTTGACATGCGGCCGTTGAGCAATCCATCGGCCGGCGGCGAGCATAGCCGGCTTGCTGCCTTCGCGGATTTCTGCCCCGCAGTCGGCGCAGACGTACCAGGCATCGACAACCACTTTTTGCTCTGTCGCTGCGTCTGTTGCCTTGCCGTCTGAGTGGTCGACAATCTCAATCCGGTAACGCATTGTTTCCGGCGACCAGACAAGCGGCTGATGCTTGCCACAGTGCGGGCAGGGGACGTGATAGCGGCGGCGGTCTGAACGCAGATACGCCTGATAGATGCGGCTTTCGCCTTCATTCGTCGGGGTGGAAATCAGAAAGGTCTTCGCCCGAGAGAACGTGCGCTGCCGGTTTTCGATCAGCGTCATTGGATCGCCCTCGCCGCCGACGTCCCATTTGTACGCGTCGACCTCGTCGCAGATCACGTATGGCAGGTGGTCGGAGCGCAGGCTGTCGGCCGAGTTGGCGCCGGCTTTGATCAGCCGGCAGTTGGCGCCGTATTCGAGTATGTCGGCTCGGTTGGCGGCATTGCGCGACGCGCGAGTGACGAGTTCCTTCAAGCCCGCGTTTTCGTCGATCAGCTTCGACAGCCGCGGGTTGAAGGATCGGTCTCGCAGTTCGAGCGACGGCACGACTTGCAGCAAGTCGCGGTTGCCGAGATGCTGCATCACGTACTGAATCCAGCAAAACATCGCCTCTGTGCCGCCCACCCCTGCAGATTTGCAGAAGACGACGGTACGCACTGGCGAATGCTCGGACAGATCGTCCATGATGTCGCGCAGGTACGGTGTGAGCGACGTTCGCCACTGCCCGGGAGCGTTCGTGCCGGCAGAAATCCAGCGGTGCCGGTCGGCGAACTGCGAAACAGTCAGCAAGTCGCGCGGCTTGGCTCCTCGGGCAAACTTGGCGCCGAATTCTGGTAGCGCGGTCGTGGTAGCGGATGCCTTCGCGGCGATTGTGGCCAGCAACTGATGCGCGGCTTCCGACAGCAGGTAATGGACGCGGGTTTCTTCTGTCTCGCCGGCGATCAGTGCGGCAAAACAGGCAGGGAGGTCGTCAAGCGCATCGGTGATCAGCCGGCGAACAGCGGCCGATACAGCGTGCAGGTCTTCGGCGCGGCGCGTTTGTGCGAGCGCTTCACCGAATTTGCGTTGCGCCTCGGTCGCTTTGAGGCGAGCGCGTTCGGTCTGTAGTTCGGTGATCGTCGGTGGTTGCGTCATGCTCCTTCGATCACCGTGCAGTCGCGAGTGCTTTGGCCAGCGACGCCTCAAAGTTCGCCGGCCAGACGCGGGCCACTGTTCGCGATCCGATGGCATCAAGGTCGTATTGTCGCTGATACGTACCGGGCGCCGAGAAGTGGAACCACGGCTCGATGGCGCTTCCAGATCCGGATGTGATCCTGCGATAGATGCCGAGCGAGATATGCTTGGCGGCGATCGAGCCCGGGAGCACGACGAAGAAGCCGATGGCTTTAAGCGCTTTCGACCGTCCGACGCGGCCCATTGTCTGAAAGTTCCTGCGCTCTGATGCAAGCGTATCCATGAGCATCTTTCTTGCCGGTTCGCGCAGGTTCCCGCGGCTATCAAGAGGGGCGCGCGCTCCTGGCGCAAGCTGCATCGATGTTGGCATCAATCCACGGATTTTCAGCCATCCCTCAAGCCGCTTGAATCGCCGCGATCCCCCGTGAAAAAGGTGTTCAAGCGACTTGTCATAGGCTGGCCCACCCGGAGGCGCGTCAGTCCGTAGCCCGACCTCTGCTGTCAACGTCGCTTTGGTGGCTGCCTTGACGGAAAACGACCGCAGCGTGTAGGGCGTAGCGCCTCCTTTCACGCCGGCAGCGAGTGCGCGTTTGATGTCGGTGTGCACAGAGTGAGCGGTGACGGTGAGTGCGCGCGCGGCGGCGAAAGGAATCTGGCTTGCCTGCTTGCCAAGGCTGGCTTGCAGGGCTGCCATGCCTTCGATTTTGACGGTAATCATTTCGTCTTTGCGCTTTCTCTCAGTGCCCGAATCGAGCGGACAAACTGTTTCGTCATCAGCCGGCGGATGCTCGTCGTTTCCGCCTTGATCAGCTCGACCCTGGCGGCGTTCGTGTTGGCGAGCGTCAGGCGGGCTGCCGTCGTGTCGACAAGGCGCTCGAGGGACGCGCGCAGAGTTGCCCCGAGTGCGCCTGCATGGCTGCCTATGTCCGCTACCGGGAAGCGCTCGCCAGTCCTCAGTGCAATTTCCAGCTTGGCCGTGTTGATTGCGGCTATCAGTTCGACCTTCCGATAGTGGGCGATGCCAGGTCCGTCGTCTTCGTCTGGATCTGAAACGTCTGTAATCGCGTTCTGCGGCGTTTTCGTGGCGGCAGGCTGAGAAGGCATAGCCGCGGCCCTGTTCGAGGCGTGGCGTGCGGCTACGTCCGGTCTGGTGCCCGGTTTGGTGGATTCCCAGCGGCGCAAACTGTCTGCTATGTGCAATTTGCCGTCGGAAAGGATGAGACGGCCGGATTTCACGGCTTTGCCAATCGTGACGGCGCTTACTCCGATCCGGCGCGCGAACGCTGACTGCGACTCATACACGTTTTTATTCTACCTATAAAAAACGCTTATACCCTAGCGG